AGCAAATAAAGAAAAAGAAACGTACAGTACAACAAATCGTATTGCAATTCAAATCATCAATCGTGAAACAGGAAAGCTTGAAATTATGGAACAAGGACGTACTTTCTTCGAAGATTTACGTGACATCATGGAAGAATTACACGACAAAAACAAAAAACTCATTGATGTGGATATTAAAGTTAAAAGACGTGGGGAAGGTAAAGACGACACATCATATCGTTTAGACATCGACAAAGAATATCCACTTACAGAAGAAGATAAAAAATTGATCAATGACAAAATTGATTTAAGCGAACTATTCAAACCACATGATATCAACAAAATCACACGTCTATTAAACGGTGAAAAATGGGAAGACGTGATGTATGAAAACAACGAATCAAATGACGATGAAGTTATTGAAATCTCCTAAAAAAAAACAAAATAAAATAAGGTGGAGATGTAAAAAAAATACTCTACCTTATTTTTTTACACTTTTTTTAAAAAATAGGAGGGATATTATGAATGAATTAGGAGAAATCGAAAGAAAAGTCTTAGGTGCATTGTTAAAAATGAGTGATGAAACATTAACGACAAAGAGAGTAACTTTAGATACTCTTGCAAAAGAAATAAACTACAAAACTTCTGGCGGTGCAATAACGTATGCTTTACGTTTATTAGAAAAAAACAATTACATTATTAAACTGCCAGAAAAGAGGATCAAGATATTAGTATGACAACTCCAATAAACGGAACTGATGCTAAAGACATAGCCTTACATTTTATTAAATTAACAACAGGTAAGGCAACACCATCAATTATGAAAAAAACAGTCCAACAAGCTAAAAATCTACTAAAATATGGCTACACCAAAACAGAGATAATTAGCGTAATAGATTATTTGATTACAGTAAAACACGTAGATTTATTTTCATTAGGTTATGTCAATACATCAATAAATAATGTATTACGTGAAATAAAAAATAATAAACCAAAAACAACATCACACATCACTTTTCAAACATATCAAGATAAAAACGAGGTGATGGCAAATGACGAATCAACAAATCGAAATAAGTCAAAACTCAACCGATTTGGTGTTAAACCCAGGTTCGGAGAGGAATTTGCTATCGATATGTTTGAAAAACAATGAAAAAATCGTTGATGTTGAATCACAAATTTTCGCAGAACACTTTGGAGTACCAGGACACAAATACATCTTCATGGCAATGATGTACCTTTACTCTAAACGTATTAAACCAACACCATTAGCAATTGCAGAAGTATTAAACAATGAAACTGCACGTAAAGCAGTTGAAGAACTTGGAGGCATCGAGTATTTAACTTTGCTTGAAGAATCAATAATTCCACCAGAAACATTGAATATTTTTATTGAAAAAATTAAGCAAAGTTATACACGCAGAATGTTGTACAGCATAGCTGATGATGTGAAAAAATTTGTCAAATCAGATAAAGCCGAAGTGTTAAATCCATCAGAATTAATCAGCTATGTAGAAGAAAAACTTGCTGATTTGTCAGTAAATTCGACCACATCCAATGAAGTATATAAAATGGGTACTACAACAGATGAAGTGTTAAAAGAACGTGCAGAGCACCCATCACAAGTACCAGGACTTGAAGTAGGTTGGACACAATACGATAGATACACTAATGGTGCTCAACCAGGTGATTTAATCATAATATGTGCACCAAGTAAAACAGGCAAATCAGTAATATTAACAAATTGGGCAACAAAATTAGCTATTAAAGACCAAATACCTATCCTCTACTTTGATACAGAGATGAGTGAAAGAGAACAAGAGGATAGAATTTTAGCCAACTTAACCGGCATCCCATACGATGAAATCATCAGCGGTATGTACGTTATGAACACGATTCATGGCACATCAGAAGAAAAAATAGCTAAACTCAAGGCAGCACGTGAAGAATTGAATAGGGGACACTATTATCACATCTATATGCCACAATTTACAATTGAAAAAGTTACTGCATTAGCACGTAAGTTTCAAATGCAAATGGATATTAAAGCTATTTTCTTCGATTACATTAAGGTACCTTCGAACGAATCTAATTTCAGGTCAATTCAAGAATATCAAAAACTAGGTTTCTTCACATCAGGTTTAAAAGATTTAGCTGGTTTGCTAAAAATTCCCGTGTTTTCAGCATGTCAAACAAACCGTAATGAACTTGATACAGAAGACCCTGATGCATCTAATATTGGCGGCTCATACCGTATTTTACAACTTGCAAGTAAATTGATATTCTTAGTGAATAAATCAGAAGAACGTATAGCCAAAGATGGTTTCAGCAATGGTAATCAACAACTCCACGTAAAATATCAACGTAACGGCATGTCAGATTGTCCACCAATTAACATCATGTTTAACAAACCTATATTACGTCAAACAGAAATATAGATGAGTGTAATATGAACGCTATAACGTTAATTAACGAAAATGCTAATATCAACAAATTACTTGAATATTACGGTTTTAACAACATTAAACAAAGTGGCAAAATGATCAGAGCATGTTGTAAATTACACAATGGTGACAACCCATCAGCATTTGTAATTGATAGTGAAACAGGTTTATGGTATTGCCACACTGGAAATTGCGGAGGTGGTGATATCTATGACTTAGTACAAAAAATGCAAAACCTCACGTTTAAAAAAGCAGTACATTGGTTAGCTTCTTTCTTTAATGTTGACATTAGCAAGTGTGACGTAATTGAACGTAAAAATGATTACCTATCAGAATTAAATAAGTGGGTAAAAATGATGCGTAATCAAAAGAAAATTGAGCTAAAAGAATTCAATATTAAAGAAGAAGTAAAACTAGTAACTAAATTCCGCAACTTCAAATTAGAAACACTTCAACATTTTAATTTGGGATATGTAGAAAGTGTACAATTAAATAAAAAAAACGGCGGTATTTACACGTTACAAAATCGTTTAGTCTTTCCAGTAATATTCAAAGGTGTTCAAGTTGGTATTGCATTTAGAAGAATCAAATCATCTGATGTGCCAAAATGGTCATTACAACCAGCAAATTTAGAATATCGTAATATCCTTTACAACTATGACAACATAATTGGTAAAAAAGAAATAGTAATATGTGAAGGTATTCTTGATGTATGGGCTTTCCATGAAATAGGTGTTCCAGCAACAGCAACATTTGGTGCGCACATAACAAAAGAACAATACAAATTAATTCTAAATACTGGTGCGGACATTACATTGGCTTATGATGGGGATAATGCTGGTTCAATTGCAAATCAAAAGGGAATTGAAATGTTTAAAAATAAAGCCAACATAAACCTTATTACATTTCCTCAAGGTTTTGACCCCGAATCTGTAACAAGGGAGGAATTAATAAGACTTTATGAAACTCGAAGGAAATTGTGATTTCTGTACTAAATTAAATTGTGAAGAATGCCATGATAAAGGTTACACGATTAATTGGGAGTTAAACAAAGACATTTTATTTAATAACGTAGCAAATGAAATAGTAAACACCTTATCACGTAAAAATCACGATTATGGCGATTCTTTTCACAAAATTTATTCAGAGTTCGGAGATTTAAGTACGTATATACGCCTCACTGATAAAATTGGCAGACTTAAAACTCTAATCAATAAAGAAGCAAAAGTGAAAAATGAATCAATAGAAGATGTTTATCATGATATTGCTGGCTACTGTATTCTCACGCTAGTATCAAAACAATTATTGCAAAATAATAAGGAGGTTCGATTGAAATATGTGGATAATTAAAGACAAAGTATCATATGAAATTATTTCAGCCAATGTGCATAAAGAGGGGGATTTATTTCAACTTTGGGTTACAAGACCTAACGATAAAAGTTTGAAAATCAAAGAATCAACTGATGAGAAAGAAATCACAGATTACAAACAAGCAATTGATTACGCCATTAAACATGGCGAATGTGCGTTTGAATTAAATTAAGGAGGAATTGATATGTTTAGCCATCTACATGTACACACATTATATTCAATATTAGACGGTGCGTGTAAATTAAACGAATTATTTTCATATGCAAAAGAATTAGGTCAATCTGCAATAGGAATCACTGATCATGGTAGTACATCAGGATGGCTAGACGCTCAAAAAACAGGTGAGAAGTATGACGTTAAACCGTTACTTGGATGCGAATTTTACTATGAACACGAATTCGATACAAAGAAAAATGGTCACTTAATCGTTTTTGCAAAAGACGAAAAAGGTATTGAAAACGTGTTTAAATTACAAGAACACGCTTATGTAAATAATTTTTATCGTAAACCACGTATTGATTGGCAATCTATCGTAAAACACAAGGACGGTTTAATCGTCACTTCTGCCTGTTTAGCAAGTACATTTAATCAATACATTCTTCAAAGTGAATACACACAAGCACTTGAATGGGCAAGAAAATTTAAAAATGTATTTGGCGAAGATTTCTATATAGAAATAATGCCAAACGACATTCCAGAACAATATATTGCCAACGTTGGTGCAATACGTATCGCACAACAACTAAACGTAAAACTTATTGCAACTAATGATGTGCATTACGTTTACAAATCAGACAACTTCCATCATGAAGTATTACTTGCATTACAAACTAACTCCAAAATGAGTGATGAAAAACGTTTCAAATTTAGTACAAATGACTTTTGGCTCAAATCAGAAGATGAAATGAAAGAAGGTTTTGGTAATATTGATGAAACAATAATAAACGAAGCATTATCTAACACACAAGAAATCGTGGAGAAATGTAATGCAAAATTAGTTAAAGGCAAATATCTTCCGAAGTTTTATAATATTCCAGAAAATAAAACAGAACGTCAATTGTTAGTTGATTTAACCAATCAAGGTTTAAAAGAACGTAATATGCAACATAACAAAGATTTTGTTAAAGAAGTACAAAACGAAATTGATGTGATTGATAGAAATGGTTACTCAGGTTATTACTTAATCGTACAAGATTACGTCACATCAGCAAGAAAAAATGGCGTAATTGTAGGTGATGGACGTGGTTCTGGTGCTGGTAGTAAGGTAGCATGGTTAACACACATAACCGAAATTCCACCACATAAATATGATTTATTGTTCGAACGTTTCATGGCAGATGGAAGAACGCCTGATTTTGACGTTGACTTCTCAGATCAAGATGCAGTATTTACTGATTTGCAAAATAAATACGGTACAGAAAACGTAGCACACATTATAACATTTGGTTATTTAACACCAAAATCGTGTACTAGAAAAGTATTAAACGTATTTGAACATTCAATGGCTGAACAAAATGCTATTACAAAACTCATACCAGACACAGCCGAAACACTTGAAGAAGCGTTACAAAATAATCCTGAATTGCAAAAATACAGACAAAAGTACAAAGTAGAATTTGATGTTATTGAAAAATTGCAAGGCATCATAAGTCACGAAGGTCAACACGCTGGCGGTATTCTCATCTATCCCAACCTCTCTTCCTTCCTACCCATTAAAACAAAAGCAGAAGATAGAACGAAACGAATCGTAGCATTTGACAAGTACATGATTGAAGAATTAGGACATTACAAATTTGATGTACTTGGTTTAGAAACCTTACCAGTTATACGTAGAACACTCGATTCAATTAAATCAAATACAGGAATTGATATAGATTTATACTCTATTAACTACGAAGACCCAAACATATACGACATGTTATGTAAGGGAAACGTATCAGGTATATTTCAAATCAACAATCAAAAACAAAAAGTAATGGAACAACAACCACGCAATTTCAAAGACTTAATTGCTCTAAACGCATTAATACGTCCCGGTGTAGGTGATTGGAACGAATACATTGCAAGACGTAAAGGTAAAAAGTGGACAACACATCAAGATAGATTACCTTATCTACAAGAAACAGAAGGATTAATTGCATATCAAGAACAATATCTTCTTGATGCGAAAACACTTGCTGGCTGGGATATCGCTTACGCCGATAAACACATCAGAAAAAATAAAGATATACGTAACGACTTAGCATTAAAAGAAAAATTTATTTCTGATACAATTTCACGTGGTTATAATAAAGACCACATGGAACAAGTGTGGGAAGAAATTGTTAAAACTGTTGAACAAGGTTATGGTTTTAACAAATCACATTCTGCATCTTATGCAACAATCTGTTATCAAACAGCGTGGTTAAAGTATTATTATCCTGAACATTTTTACGCATCATTAATGACAAGTGAAAAGACTGATAGTGATGGACAATCGGCTATTGCTAACTATATTGCTGAATGTAAGGAAAATGGAATTACAATTCTACCACCTAGTATCAACAATAGTGAAGAGTATTTTATGGTGGTTGATAAAAAAACAATCAGTTACAGAATTACAACGATTAAACATTGTGGAGAAACTGCAATACAACACATCAAAGAACTAAGACCAATAAAATCTTTTGAAGATTTCATGGAAAGACGTAAAAAATCCTATATCAAGCAAAATGTCTTAGTTAATTTAATTAAAGCAGGATGTTTTGATGAATTCAATCCAAACCGTGCAGAATTACTTTGGCAAGTGGATATGTCAAATCGTACAAAAACACAAATTAAAAATGGCTACGAACCACCACGTTATGAATGGAATGACGCAATCAAGGCTAAATGGGAAAAAGAAGTGTTAGGTATGTATCTATCCACGCACCCAATGGAAAAATACGGTTTCAAATCATTAGAAAATTATGATGATGGAACATCTTGTTTACAAGGAGGTGAAATAGTTGAAGTAAAAGTGTTTAAAGATAAAAAACAAAACGATATGGCATTTGTATGGTTGGACACGTTATTTGGTAAAGTCAAAGTGCTAGTGTTTTCAAGCACGTGGCGATACAGCAAAATACGTGACTTACTACAAATCGGTAACAAAATCCTAGTTAAAGGTAAACGAAGTGGTGATGCAGTAATTTTAAATGAAGTAGAGGTGCTAGAATGAACGTTAAAATACTTGATGTAAAAGGTACGTGGCGTAGTATTGCCGATGCCGCACGTACTACAATTGGCATGGACGCTGGTGATAAAGAACCCACACCAGAATGGCGTAGACGTATGTTATTGGCAGAACACTCACCAATACGTAAACTACTCATCAGTTGGAAATGGACTGATTTGCTAAGTTGGGTGAGTGTACATTTTGTACGTCACAAATTCGGTATAGAACACTTTGTACGTTCACAACGCACAGACAGAACTGGCATTAATCGTGATGAATTAAAACAATCTGAACTGATTGAACACGAATGTGAAGCCAACGCACAAGCCATTATCAACATATCAAGAAAACGATTATGTAATAAGGCAAGTGTTAAAACACAAGAAGCGTGGATACGATTCTTAACAGAACTCCAAAACATTCAACCAGAACTTGTTTCTGTATGTGTTCCAGATTGTGTTTACCGTGGATGGTGTTATGAATACAAATCGTGTGGTTATCATTTAACAGAAGAATATAAAATAGCGTTAAATGAATATCGTAATAAAATTAATGAATGGGGTGAACAAAAGTGCCAGAATTAATTACAGCAGTTGTGATAGGTGATTTAATATTTGTACTTCTATTAGCATTATTAGTTGCAATAAGTTTATTGTTTTGTTGATTAATCTATAAAAGGAGTGAAATAATGAATTGCACAAATTGTTTTCAATCAATCAGGGATGGTCGTAAAGCAGTTCGATGCACAACGTGTAATAAACCACTTCACAAAGAATGTGCTATTAACGAAAATAATAACATTTATTGTGATGTATGTTACACGGTTAAAACAGAAGAAAACAATCAAAGTGCAAACACAGACATAATTATTCCTGATGTGATAAGGAGGACACATATTGAAACGTATCGTGCCTGTCCGTACAAATTCTACTTGGAAGTAATAAAAGGTATACCAATACCGCCTACTATTTATACACAAATAGGAATTGATTTACATGAATTGTTTGATAAAGCATGTAACGACAAAAAATATAAAATCAATGATATGAAGCACGATTTTGAAAACATTTGGAATAACTATAATGAAGAACTTTTTGACACATTTTTAGGTAATGCAAGTAAAAAAGAACAAAAATTACGCATGTATAATCGTGCAATAAATAGTATTAATACGTTTTATAACGTCCTCTCTACTCTACCACCAAATCCGTACACAACGGAAAAACAAATCATTTATAGTGTTGGTGACAACTTGCCAAAAATATCAATCACATCAGATAGAACAGACTTATGTGATGGTGAAATATTAATGTCTGATTGGAAAACTGGACAAGTTATGATTGGTCAACGTCTATCAAATGATTTACAAGCACCACTCTACATCAAAGCAGTAGAAAATGAATACAATCTTCCAGTACGTAAATTCACATTCTACTATCTTGATGAGAATAAAACACGTGTATTTGAACGTACTGAAAAAGATGATCAATTCGTCTGTACAGTTAATAAGCGAAAGTATTATATATCGCCAATTGATGCAGTACGTGAAGTACAACACATCTTTGCACAAATCAAAAAGTGTAATTTTAATATTCCTAGAAACACAAAGAATATGTATTTTACGTGTAAAACTTGTTACTACAAGCAACAAGCTATTTGTCAAGGAGCAGAGTTAGAATGTTGGAAACAATACAATAAGGAGGTGAAATAAATGCTTTTTACACACTATCACATAATCAAAATAACTCCAAACTTAAAAGAATTCTATATGTTAGACGAAATGTCAAACGAAGCAAGATATTTTTTCAGCTACAAAGAATTAATAGGATATATGAAAAATGACACATTATTAGTAGCAATAAACAAATGGTCAAGAACAACAAGTAGACATATAAACCAACTCAAAAAAATGTTCCCAAATCATTTGCAAACAACGCAAGAAATAATTTATAGGGAGAGTGGTTTAGATGAACCTACTAAAGAAAAAATTCTTAGACTTATATCCTGATCAGCCAGAGCACATGAACGAATTATCAAGTTTCGTATTCTACCGCACATATAGCCGCTGGCTAAATGATAAAGGTAGACGTGAAACGTGGAAAGAAGCAGTAGCACGTGCAGTAGAATTCAACATGAGTTTGGCGTTAAAACAATTTGAAAAAAATAATTATGTAATACCAATGGATAAAGTACAAAAAGAAGCAGAAACACTATTTGATAACATCTTTAATCTACGTCAATTCCTATCAGGACGTACACATTGGGTAGGTGGTGCTGATACGGGAATTGGTAATAAATTTCCACTTGCAAATTTCAATTGTTCGTTTATTGAAATAAAAAAGTGGACAGATTTGTGTGAGTTATTTTATTTACTACTTGTTGGTACTGGTGTTGGTTTTAAAGTAACCAAATCAAATATAGCCAATTTACCGCCGATTCGTACAGACTTCGAATTGCTACACAGTGAGTATAAACCTGTATCAAAAAAAGAACGCCTGGAAAATACAAGATTTAACATTATGGAAAACGGTTATGCGAAGATATACATTGGAGATAGTAAAGAAGGTTGGGTACGAGCACTTCATTACTTCCTTCTTTTAATAACAAATCCAGATTACGATAGAATTAAACACATCAAAATTTCTTATAACTCTGTACGTCCTAAAGGAGAAAGGTTAAAAACCTTTGGTGGTACAGCAAGTGGACACGAACCACTTAAAGAAATGTTTGATGGTTTTTATAAAATAATCAAAAACGAACTTGACCCATTACTTGCACCAATGGAAAAAGTAGATGAAATCCACGCAGCAGCACGTCCTATACACATCATTGATATGTGTAATTTAATTGGTGCAAACGTGGTTGTAGGCGGCGTTCGTAGAACTGCGGAGATTGCATTATTTGATGCAGACGATTGGGAATGTATACTTGCCAAATATGGTATTAACGGTATCTACGATTGGGACAGGCACATCAGTATCGGAGAACATTTAGAAAAACTAAACGTTAAGCCTACGTGGTGGGATAATATTACAAAAACAAGTCGTATATCACTTAATCATAGACGTATGTCAAATAATTCAATCTGTTTTACAGAAAAGCCTACACGTGAATACTTGCATACTATCTTCGAAATAATGCAAGGTGAAGGCGAACCTGGCTTCACAAATCTTGAAGCCGCTCAAAAACGTAGACCAAACGTTAAAGGCTTTAATCCATGTGTAGAAGTTCTAATTGATAGTCGTGGAGTATGTAATCTTACAACAGTAAATGTAATGTCATTTGTTAAACCAGCAACAGATGATAAAGTTGCAACGCTTGATTTTCAAGGTCTAATGCAAGCACAAGCACTTTCAACACGTGCCGCAATTAGAATGACGTGTATTGATTTGGAGTTACCTGATTGGGATAAAGTGCATAAACGTGACAGATTAACCGGCGTATCATTAACAGGATGGAAAGATGCAATGTCAGCATTAGGTTATACAGAAGAACAAGAAATAAACCTAATGAAGTTTCTACGTGACGTAGCACATGATGAGGCATTACGTTATGCACATATATTACGTATTCCAAATCCACTTTTAATTACAACAATTAAACCTGAAGGTACACTCAGTCAAATTGCAAATGGTGTATCAAGCGGATTACACAAATCATACGCACCTTACTACATTCGCCGAATCAGAATAAATGCACAAGACCCATTAGCTAAAGTAGCAAAAGACTTAGGTTGGATTATTCATGCAGAAGTTGGTACACCAGGTGAAACAGAAGAAGAACGTTTGTTAAATGCGAGAACACTTGTAATAGACTTCCCTTGCAAATCAGAAACAAAAAGTTGTGCCAATGATCAAGATGTAGTAGAACAATTTAACACGTACTTTAATTTTCAACGTAATTATACTGATCACAACTCATCAAATACAATTACAGTTAATCCTGATGAGTGGTCTACATGTGAAGAAATTGTATGGAACAATTGGAATGAATTTATCGGCGTATCGTTTCTTGCAAAAGATGGTGGTACTTATGAACTTGCTCCATACGAAGAAATTACAAAAGAACAATACGAAGAACTAAAAGAAAAAATGCAACCATTTAATCCTACTCTTCTACTACAATACGAAACAAGTGAAACTGAAGCTGATATAGAAAATATGGAGGCGTGTTCTTTGGGGGTTTGCCCTATTAGATAATGACTAAGGAGATGAATGCATATGAAACTTAATCCTGATGTAAAGTTAGTTAAACAAATAATGAAGGGTATAGTAGCCAAAAACGGCTACTGCCCTTGCAAAATACAAGAAACCGAAGATAATCTATGTCCATGTAAAGACTGTATCGAAGAAAATATATGTACCTGCGGTTTATACGTAAAGGAGGAGTAATGAGGTGAAGTTATGATCACTATAACAATGAATAAAGATGGTTTCAATGTGAAAGGACACGCACAATATGAAGGGTATGGTAAAGATATTGTGTGTGCTAGTGTATCAACAATTGTGCAACTTGCACAAATGGGTTTACGTGTACTTGCAAAACAGTACCCTGCTCACATCGTAATAATTGAAGAAGGAGAAAATGAATAATGAGAACACGTGGTTTTGAAGTAGTTAGAGATGATTGTAGACAATTTCCTGATGTGCAAATCACTTTGCCGAAACGTGCTGACGTACATTCGGCAGGATATGATTTCTACTGTCCAAAAGAAATTACGTTACAACCAATGCAGAAAACATTCTTTTTTTCTGATGTGAAGGCTTATATGCAACCTGATGAAGTGCTTGAAATCTATATCCGTTCATCATTAGGTATTAAAAAAGGATTAATGATTCCAAATAACGTAGGCATCATTGACAGCAGTTATTACAATAATCCTGATAATGATGGTAATATTGGAATAGCATTAGTTAATACATCAAACAAAACTGTTACAATTAAAGCTGGTGAAAGAATAATACAAGGTATTTTCAAAAAATACTTAGTTGCAGATAACGACAACGTACTCACATCAAAAAGAACAGGTGGCATCGGTAGTAGTGGTGAGTAATATAAATAATGTGAAGGAGTAAAGGAAGTGTTTGAAAGATTTTTATGTAAATACTGTGGGAAAGAAAAACCTTGGGAAGATAGGGATTACGATATGGGGCTTTATCTTGCTAAAATTGCAAGTTTTGAAGCATTAGGGCACATGGAGGGCATAACCCCATATCCTATTTGTAAACAATGTTCAGAAAAGGAGGAAACACGTTTGGGTAATGACGTATTTCGTCACAAACCAAAATACCCAAACATGACGTTAAAATTTGCAGTACCAATTCCTCCTTCGGTAAACCATATGTATTACAACACAAGATTCGGAGGGAAACACTTAACTAAACAAGCTGAACAATACATTGCCACATCAAGAGCAATTATTAATCAATGTATTGAAGATCAGCACTGGATTGTACAAGACGATAATCCGTGGTATTACGTGGATATGGTGTTCTACATGCCAGACCGTAGAATACGTGATAGCCATAATTGTTTAAAACTATTACTTGATGTGATGCAAGGAATTATATTTAAAAATGACTATTACGCACTTCCACGTATTCAATCTGTCGAATACGACAAACAAAACCCACGTGTTGAAATTATTGTACACGTCCAGACGAAAAGTGAACGTGAAAAAGCAATTTACATCATGTCTAAAAAAAAACTCCCATCAGATTAAAGCGTGCGACACGAAAAGAGAGTGTGTAAGGTAATCATATTAGAAGGACGTTAAACGCAACAGAACGCATTTTGATGCATATATGAAGAAAGCCCCTGAAAAGGGGCTTTTTTTATGCTTGTTTACTGTTCTTTTGGCTTATCGTGATAATTTTTGAAGATACCATACAAAGTTACACACACTAATATCACATTTAACACGACATCCACGATTTGACTTTGTACAGCTTCATCAATTTCTACTCCACATATCAACTGTACCGCCATTGCCAGCACCGCAACAATTGGAGCAATGATTTTTTTATTAATTCCCATCATTAATTTCTCCTTTATCTTCTAAAGTATTCAAACGTTTTTCCAACATCTCAACACGTAAATCAATTTTAAGTAATGTACATGATACTTCTTTTAATGTTTCACCAACACAACCCAACGAATCAGTAATAGATTTCATATTTTGTACAACATAATAAAGTAGATAAATGAAACAACCACCAATTAACGACTTCTCTAAGAAACTAACAGCAATTTCTTCCAACGTAATCACCCCTCTATCTGCTTGTATAATTCCATCCATCATCAATACCAGGAGTAGCATAACCGTTTAATGACCATATGTTTAATTTATTCCGATATGCGTATGCCTCTGCATCACGATATTTGTCAAGACGTTTATATTTATCCTGGAAGAGATAACGTAATTGAGCATAACCTTTCTTTAATAATTCTTCATTGAAATCCTTATCATCTACTTCAATGTAACCAAGTATTCTATTATAATTATCTCTCTCATCGCCATCAAAGTATATTTTCACGTCTTTATCAATTAATGCTTTATTAGTGTATTCACTTGCTTCTTTACCATACGGCATTGGGTTGTTTTCATATTCATCTGTTGATTCGGGTGTATCAACTAACAACATACGTACAATTTCCTTCTTATCGCCAATCTGTACTTCAAACGTATCACCATCAATTACACGTGTAACACGTCCTAAAGCTTTTTTATCGTTTAAATTAAATTTATCAAACATACTCCATACGAAACGTTTAACAATGCCTGATTTCTTATACTCTTGTTCAGCAAGTTCAACAGCTTTCTTATGATATGCGATTGCTTCGTCTTGCGTAGGTGGCGTATATTTTTTCTTTTCCACATCAGATAATTTTTCATATGTTGCTTGTGATATAGGACGTAACGCGCCATCGTAGTCAAATGCAGAATCAGGACGTTGATTATTAACGTAATCAATCGCATTTGATACTTGATTCTTAACGCCAGACACGATTGTATAAGTAGCGTTTTCAATGCCACGTTTAACATTATTTTTAAATCGTTCTTTCGCATAGTATTCATCAAGTAATTGTTTATAACGTAATGGTTTGTACGCTTCGTAATCGTAGGATAACATTTTTAATGCTGTAAGTTGATTCAGCACGTGCAATCCCCAGTCAACACCACGTTTAGTAACTAAATCCTTCCCAGCAGAATACGGAGCAAATTGTGAAAGCACGTGATCAACACGTTTTAACTGACTTTCTCCCTCATCAACAATAGGTCGTTCAAAAAATACGTTTCTATTTAACATTTGTTCAATAGGTACTTTGATTAGTGGATTAGTTTGTGTAAATAAATTTTGCAATGAGTTAATCGGTTGCGTAATGTCAGGAATCCTTGCAATATCCATGAAGGGTAAATTGGGATTAAAGAGTACTGGTTCAACACGTCCTTTTTCGTTAGTCACATTGAACGGCAACTGTACCCAATCCTTTGCAAAATCATTAAGATACCTATCCTCAACACGTTCATCTTCAGGTGTCATGTGTTCAATACCGTGTGCCATTTTGCCAATCATATTATATCGTTCAGGATATTCTAACAGCATTTCAAGTTGTAATGGAGCATTTTTACGTAACCACGTGTAGTACGGAATAAGGCGTTTCATTACACGTTGTTCAAACATAGTCAAATCAAAATAATCGAACATGAATTTCTGTACCGATGCGGCGGCATCTTCAGGTGACAAACCACGTTTTAATTGAGCCACAAAGTGTAAAAACCTATCGCTATTCTCGATTTGACTACCAATATTCGTACCAATTTTATATCCAACAAAATTCTTCGTGTCAGTTGGGTCATACTTAGGATTAACACGTGGTAATATGCCGGTTGAAGCATCATACGCACCAATGTCTTTTGCAAAATATCCTTCATCAATCACTTTATATTCGGTAGCCAATTGATATGCTTCGTCCCAATGCATTACTTGTACCGTACCGTCTTGTTTTTTTATTGTAATTGGCTTCAAATCTTTAATATCAGTCACATCACCATGTGCCCTAACAACTTTCCAACATGTTTTCTGCATATCAATATCAAACACATCACTACCAATTGCAAATGAGTTATTAAATATATTAGAGGCTTTATTTCTGATGTGAAATGTTGGCATAATTGCAGTTTGATTAAGTTTAATTAAGTGAGTAAATTTATCGTACATTTGCAAAAACGCACTTTGGTCTTTCTCAATTTGCAACTTCCTTGCCATATTTACTTTATCAACAATAGCTTCATTAACTTCATATACCAATCCAGTATCAACGAGTTTACTGATTTGACTATCGTTTAATTCAATAAAAGGCATTGCTAAATCATCAAATACTCTTTCATCTAAATCAAAACTTTTTAGGATACGTTTAATTTCAACATCAAATAATTGAACAAATTCTTCAGAATCTCTTGATGTATTTTCAAGTACATTTTTCATAGCTTTACTGTACACAGAACTACGTAATTGTCCGTAATTGACAACAGCCTTATAACCTTCAGTCACAGGATCATTTTTTCTTAATTTAGTACCGAAATTATCCATCATACTACCAAACGTGTACAGATCATCGTACATCAAATCAAGATTCTTCATTGCCCTGGCAAGGTAGATATCTGCAATATCTTCTTGGAACATGTTTTTACCTTTTAACGCTTCACGAAAGAAATTGTTGATTTGTTCAATAGTAGGATTTTTATACCACTCCAACACTTTACCGGTTTCTTTATCAATTTTTTTAGGCAAGTATACAATTGTACGACTTTCAGCAAACGGATTGTAAGATTTTTTACCGAAACCAAACACATCACCAAATGATACACCTTTCTTCGTTAATTCCTTCATATTTTCACGTATAAACTTTTCACCTTCGGGTGTCAGCACGTGAGGTAAATAACGTAACATCATTTTCTCAAATTGTATGCGTGACAATTTATCAATACTCATTTCGTCTTTTGCCATTCTAACAAAATCATCACGTAACATCTGTGCAATTTGTTTTACCTTTTCATCAGCATTAACATTAGGATTAAGTATAACTTCACCTGTACGTACTCTAATTGCCTCATCATAATCTGCTTTCAGCGTAACCTTTGCATATGTTTCAAATGCCTCATCATTTGCAAGTACCTCATCAAGTGCTTTCACTTTTTCCGTTAATTCATCAATTTTGGTAATATCACCTTTAGCCAATTGCATACGTAATGATTTTTGTGTATTTTCAAATTCATTGATGTGCTTAGTAATTTCATCCGCACGTTTTTTAAACACATCAATCAAATTTTGATGTGCAGATTCATTTATCTCCACTTTATTAGTAGGCATCTTTTCTTTATTTTTAACGAGATTTTGTGCGTTTCTAATCTTCTCTTGCGTTTCGTTGAGTAACTTAATTAACTCATCTTTACGGGTAAGCATGTCATTCTTCACATCAATTTGTTTAACCGCTTTAACACTGTTTATCTTATCGCCAATTATACGCATAATACGATTTACAGCAGTGTCGGTAGTAATAGTGTTACGTACACGTGATTTATTTATTTTTTCCTTTACCACATTAAATGCCTTTGATAAAACAACTTCACGTTGCGACATCTTATTCAACTTACCAGTTTTCATATTCTTACTACGTATAGCATTTAAACTACTAAATTTCATGTTGTTATATTCTTTTTTCAACATCTTAGTAAGTTCAGCAATCATTTCTTTAGTGTACAAATCAAGATTAGCATTATTTATACCTTTATTAATTAAATATCCACGTATTACATTGTAATCATCATCAGTAAAACGTTTATTGTGAAATATCATATCAGAGTAACGCCTATCTTTACCGGTTTTAACATCATTAATAGCATAATCGTGATCATTCATTCTGGCTCTACGTTTTTCCATATTTTGTTCCATTATATCATCAAGATACTTATTAATGTCTTTATGTGTACGATATTCACGTATAATTTCATCTACTTCTTCTTTTGTCTTAGCATTACGAAACATTGAAATGAATTTATTACGCTTTAAACCTTTATCTACAAATTCACGTTCAAGTTTATAGGCTTCATCAAAATGTCCAGAATCTTTTAATCGTCTGATTCGAGCATTCATTGATGTTTTATATTTTTCCCAATCATCATATCCTATTTCTGATGCGACAAAAGAATATATACGTGGTTTAACACCACTTAAAAAATCTTCAATTCTACTAACAAATTCCATTATTTCACTTTTCGATTTGCCATCACGTATCATTTTTACAATTTCATCGATATGTTCATCATAAGCACGCATATCAATAAGTCCTTTTCTACCGTAAATAAGTAAGGACAATTCATCTAACATTTCTAAACGTAGAATATTTAAATTCCTAGGAATTTTACTTGTGATTATAACGTCCATTATTTCATCAACAACATCATCAACAACATCATCAACAACAGGCGTATTCAACGTTTTAACAAAGTCGTTACGTTGCTTTTTCAAAGATGTAAAATCTTTAAGCATTTTAATCATATTCTGTTCTGTTTTAGCACGTTTATCACCACTTTGTTTTTTCAACATTCTATTCATTCTTTGCAACTCATCAGCTAATAAATCAATTTTTCTATCGTATTCATCAATTTTAGATTGTACATCAGTTGACCTAGAAGATTCCTTAGTTGATACAACGGCTTTCTTTTTAGCGTAATCTTTCTTTTGTTTAACTTCATATTCTTTGAGTGGATTTTTCTTAGTTTCGTCTAATAATTGATTTTCACCTTTGGTAATATTTTTATTTGCAATATACTCATCGTAACGTTTAAGAAAGTTATTTGCATTTTCTTTAAAAACAACTTTTTCACGTTTAATAATATCTTTTAATTCAGCTTGATATAGTTTCATATATTCCTTAAGTTGTTCCACATCAATAAGTTCACTGGTATCAAACGATTCTAATTCATCTTGATATTGCTTACGTAACGTTTCAACTTCACTTTTACTAACATTAAGCTGTTTTAAAGCTTCTTTATACTCACCACGTAATGCATCAAGCTCATTACGAGCTTTGGCAATATTCGTGTCACCTATTTTAAGCATCTCTTCAATTTTGTTCTTCTTCAAAATCAATGCATCAAGTTTTTTCTTCGCTTTTGCACGTTGCTTTTCTACTTCCTTTTTAAATAACTTACCTTGTTCAGTATCCACGAATTTAGCGTACTCAATAACTTCATGCCACTTTGATGCGTCTTGCATCAACTTGAGTATTTCTTTTTTCTGTGCAGGGGTCAAATCAGCAAGCACTTTTGTTTTACTGAAAATCATTTTCTCCATAGCACGTTTATCTTTCGCAGTACCACGTATAAACTCCGCAGCTAATATCACATCATATAATTGTTCAGGTCTTTCTTTAGACATAGTGTAAAACACCGAATCAGGAGAAAATAGTCTACCAAACTTCGAACCCATAATTTTATCACGCAGTATATCGTAGAAAGGTGCAATAGTATTATCGCCTAATTTCTGCACTGCTTTACCTGATGCGAGTGTAATTTTTTTATCAGCCAACTTGCCGAATATCTTTTTACCAAACGGCATATTGCCTAATGACAACGTTACATCACGTGCTTCACGATTGAAACCACGAAGTTTATTGTATAATTTATATACTTCAAGTGCATTATCTTCAAGTGCTTCTTCAGTTAATTTTATACCTCTTGATTTGCTGACGTTTTTAACAACATCTCTAGCTTTATCAAGTGTAAGTACACCTTTAGCATGTTTACCAACTTTACCACTACCCTTAACAACACCACTAAGTCCACCAGTAATATACGTCAATGGGTCAAACAACACGTCAAGAGCAAAGCCAACCACGCCTCTTGTTATTTTGCCAGCAGTCCCTTCAGGTTGCCAACCTAATTCGTGAAGCACATCGGAGAAAACAACTTCGCCTTTTTCGTAACCTTTTCCAAGTGGATTACCAGCTTTTAATCCACCAATTAATCCTTCAAGTGGAGTAATATTATCTTCACTTTTATTATCAACGAGGCTCTTCGCAACACCGGCAATCATATAGTTAGGAGTAGAAAACATATCAAAAAATCTATCTAATAAACTTCTCTTATTAGTAATCTCCGGCATACTTTTTTTTCTAAAGTTTTCTATATATGATTTAACTGCTTTATCAACTGATTCGGTTAATTTAGCACGATTTTTAAATTGCTTATCAAAATAACGCTTAAAATACGCCATTTTCTCACCTACTACGATATAATGTACACAAATCAAATTAGAAAATAACAGCAAAAGTAAAACACAATAATTCTTCTACTCTATACCATACTTTCTTTTATTTCTTTCAATTGCATCAATCTTACTAAGTGCATCTTTTAATTCATCTTTGTTATAAATATTTCCATCTTTATAAATAACATACTCTCTATCGGAAAAAGGATTTAACATATTTAAGATACGGTCAAATTTGCTTGCGGGTTCAGGTAAACTAGGTTTAGAAGAAAATGCAATAGCCAAATCAGCTTCGGTTACTGCTGGTTCAGCATTTTGTCTTAAACGTAATTTTTGTGGAGCATCAGGGTCATTAGGATTAATACCATACGCACGATA